AATTGGAGATAACACATGATACTATTCCCATATGCAAAAGACTTAGACTATGATGATCAAACATTAAGTTTTACAATGCAATTCTTTAACAGTGAAACAGAAGTTAACATAGAGGTTAAGATGCCATTAGATGCAGACTTATCTGACATGATAGAAGAATTGTTTGAAAGAGACAACGGAACATTCACGGATAACGAATAAGTTATTATAGTAGGAATACTACTAAACGTGCGTGACAATTTTAAAAATATGAAAGGATGCCTCTATAATGGGATATTCAGTGTTTACAGAAGAGCAAATAGATACATTTATCGAACATGCTCAGGAAATGGGAATAGGACCTGCCATTCGTTTCCTTAACTATCCAAAGAGTTATCATACTGCTAAGAAATGGTTTATGCAGCGTAATCTAGATATGCCAACAATGGATACCCTTGCAAAAATGGCGGTAGATACGAGAGCATTCTATACTGATAAAGAAAAGCTAATAGCAGCACAGGCAGTATTAGATAGATGTGTAGAAGCTCTAATGGAAGATACACTTGATCCTGATCAATTAAACAAACTATCCAATGCAGTTCATAAGTCTATTCAAACTATTAATCTTATTGAAGGCAAGTCTACTGTTATTAATGAGAACAGACAAAAGGATGGCCAAGATCTAGCTATCATTGATCTGCTAAATGAGGCCAAGATGCGTAATGAGGCTATGAAGAATAGGACAGTTAATGTTTAGAGGGGTACCCGTTAGGGATATAAATAAAAAAATACTTTTTTTGCTGTCTCACTATAATATTCACAATAAAAATCAATTTGGGTATGTGTTATAATGTCTCCAGAAATGATTTCAGCAATAGCAGCAGGTATAGTAACAGTTTTAGGTAGTATTTTGGGGTTTACAAGATACATTCTTAACAAATTTCTTAAAGAACTTAAGCCAAATGGGGGTAGTTCACTAAAAGACCAGGTAACTCGTCTTGAGGTCAAAGTGGGTGCTATGGAAAACCACAGTGAGAAGATAGATAGCAAAATAGATCAACTATATGTACTTATGATTGATCACTTCGGGAGGAAGTAAATGAAGGCAACAGAGATATTGGAGAATGTACCAGTAGGTCTCCTAAGCTTCTCAGAGGGCCGTAGAGAGCTTACAAAGTATGACCCTATGCTTTTCGCATTGTTGTACCTTCCGCACCACCTACAGAACGCACAGGGCGATATAACCCTATCTGAGTTCCATCTTGATCTAGCAGAATATGGCAAGACATGGATTCATAAACCGACCGAACCTAAAAGCAATAGAGATGCCTTTATCGCACCTCGTGAATGCGGAAAGAGTACTTGGATATTCCTTATCTTGCCTATGTGGGCAGCTGCTCATGGACATGTCAAGTTTATCGCCGCCTTTTCAGATGCTGCTAGCCAGGCAGAAACACATCTGATGTCATTTAAAAACGAATTGGAAACGAATGAATACTTACAAGAAGATTATCCAGAGTTTTGCAAGCCTAAGATTGTGGCTTCTACGGGTAGATCAATGGCTTCAAACAGCTGGCGTATTATCCAGAGCAACGATTTTATCTTTGATGCTAATGGTATTGATACTAACTCTCTTGGTAAGAAGGTTTTTGGACAGCGTCCAGATCTAATTATTCTTGACGATATTGAGAAGGGTGAGAAGAACTACTCTGAATATCAGGCAGGGCAGCAGAAGAATACCGTATTTGACGATATCGCCCCTATGAATATCTACGCCAGAATGATTTTCGTGGGTACTACCACCATGCCAAACTCCGTTATGGACCAATTTCGCAAGTATGCAGAGGGATATGATGACCCAGAACTCAATTGGGTGAAGGATCAGAACGTACGAGCACACTATTATCCAGCAATTATGCCTAACGATGACGGTACAGAGCGATCTGTGTGGCAGGAGAAGTGGCCATTGGAGTGGTTACAGTCCCAACGCCACCTTCGTGACTTCGCAAAGAACTATATGAACCGTCCTATCAATACTGATGGCAATTTCTGGACAAATGAGGATATAATTATAGAAGAGCTTGAAGATTATGGCAATACCATGATTTCTATTGACCCTGCGGTAACAAAGGGCAAGTTTTCCGACTATACTGGTATTGCAATATTATCTAGAGGCATGGACGACCAAGGTAAGGAAGCAATATACGTAAGACACGCAGAGCAGGTCAAGATGTCACCATCTGATCTTGCAGAGCGTGTAGAGTACCTTTCTGACAAGTTCGGTGTGGGTGTTCTATATGTTGAGGTTAACCAGGGTGGAGATCTTTGGAAAGATGTTTTCAAGAATGTTAAGGCTAAGTACCGATCAAAAGCACAATCTCTTTCTAAGCAGATTCGTGCTGGTAAGGCTCTTAACTTCTATCAGCAGGGAAAGGTGCGTCATACAGACCACTTTGCAGTACTAGAGGAACAAATGTGGTCTTTCCCAAAGGTAAGCCATGATGACGTACTAGATGCCGTTGTTTCAGGTATTTTGTACTTCCTAGACAACAAGGCACTAAAATTTGAAACAAAACAGATTAATTATTTAAGGAGATAATATGTCTAACATTAAAACAGCATTGGATATGATTACCGATCGCAGAAACCACTATCTAGTAGCAGAAGCCTACTACGATGGCCTACAACGTGAAATCTTCACGAATGATGTCTGGCTAAAGCTTTTCCGACAGGATAACAAGCACTTTAGATTTAACTTTGCAAAGACCGTTGTTGATGCAGTATCTAATAGACTAGAGATTGCCAACATTACTGGTATGACTCCACAGGCAAACGCAGAGATTGCCAAGGTATGGGAAACCAACCAGCTAGAGCTTGACTCAAGCGAGATTCACCGTAACGCACTTGTTTATGGTGACTCTTATGCAGTTGTCTGGACAGACTCATTCGGCCAGACTACCATTGACTACAACTCTCCACTAACAACAGTAATCATCTACGATGACGAAAATCCACGTGTTAAGAGCTATGCAGCAAAGCTATGGCAGACCAAGGACATCAACGGCAAGAACATCGCCAAGCTAAACATGTACTACCCAGACCGCATTGAGAAGTACGAAAGCTTTGGAGAGATTGAGAACATCGTTTCTGCAGCATCGTTCAAGCTTGTTGCAACCGTGGAAAACCCATGGGGACAGGTACCAGTATTCCACTTCCGCACCACCAAGCAGTATGGTAAGCCAGAGCACATTGATGCCTACGGCCCACAGGATGCAATTAACAAGCTAATGGCCACTCACATGGTTACTGTTGACTACCAAGGTGCTCCACAGCGTTATGCATTGTCATCTGGTGGTAACGGTGCTGAATACGAAGACTTTAACGAGTCTGGAACTGTTGACGAGAACCTAGGACGACTAAAGAATGGTCCTGGAGAGCTTTGGTACCTAAATGGTGTGTCAAAGGTTGGAGAATTCGCTCCTGCAGACCACAAGGTATTCACAGAGCCAGTTCGTGAGTTCGTTCGCTCTATGGCATCAATCACTAGCACACCACTTCACTACTTTGAGAAGACAGCTATCCCATCTGGAGAAGCTTTGCGTACAGCAGAAGCTCCACTACAGAAGAAGGTTAGAGACCGTCAGGTATCATTTAGTGCTGCATGGAAGGACCTATTCCAGTTCGTACTATCTATTTCTGGCATCAAGTCAGATGTTGATGTCAAGTGGGAAGCTGCAGAGAGCCTTGCTAGCCTAGATGCATGGGAAGTAGCCGTCAAAAAGCGTGTTGTTGGTGTTACACTAGAACAGGTACTTATTGAGATGGGCTATGACCAGGAAATTGCTGCTAAGATCGCAGCATCAGAAGCACCACTAACAGATCTATCACAAAACACCAATACTAACAATGTATTGATGGAAACTACAGGAGGACAAATTGGAAACACAGGAAACTAACGAAGTAACAATCGAAGATCCAAAGGCAGTATTATCTGCCCTGGAACGTGCTAAGTCAGATGCAAAGAAGAACCGTGAACGTGCAGAAGAATTAGAGGCTATCGTTAATGAGCGAAACACAACAATCGCTCAGTTTAGCGACAAGCTACTTACTCAGAAGATAGCTCAGAAGCTTAATTCGGAAGGGATCTCTGATCCTGAAAGAGTTCTTAAGTTTATGGACACCAAGAACATATCTTTTGACGCAGAGTTTAACCTTGTTGGCTTTGAAGACCAATTTGAAGCACTCAAGTCAGATCTACCAGAAGTCTTTGATGCAAAGCTTCGTGTTGGTGGTCAGGCTGACACTGCAGTTAAGACTAGTGTAAGCACAAATTATTCCGCAAGCGAATTGCAAGCTGCAAAGATTCTTGGCAGAATATAAAGAGTGGTATAATAAGTATAGATTTCTGTGATAGGTGGACGCTTGTTGCATGGAATGTGTATGAATTAGACGATTCAAACAGTAATAAAAATAACAATCTATTTATCTTAAGGAGATAAAAAATGGCTCGTATTGACCTAACAGAGGCAAACGGCTACATCCTAGAAGAGCAAGGATCGTCTGTAATTCAGGCACTTCTTGCAAATTCAGCTGTAGAGGCGTTCGCCCGTAGAGAAGCAATGGCTTCTCGTACCAAGTCAGTCCCTCGCTTTGTTGCAGATGCTCCAGAAGTTGTTGCCGAAGGTGCAACCATTCCAGAAGCTTCAGCTACTCTTGACGAGATCGTTCTGACCGCAAAGAAGTATGCAAAGATCTTCCACATTTCTGAGGAAGACGTAAATGACTCACTAGTAGACACACTATCTGTTTACAAGACTGAGTGGGCTAGCCGTTTCGCACGTAAGTTCGACAACGCATGTCTAGGTGTAACTGCAGCTGCAGATGGCGATGACGGTCAGCCGTTCACCTCTGTCTACCGTGCAGTCTCACAGTACAACACCGCCTCAAACCTAATTGAGACCGATGGAGACCTATCTTTCGCTGACATCAACGCAGCTCTAGGTATTGTCGAAACAAGCAAGTACTTTGATGCAGCTAACACTGTATTCATTGCACACCCGAAGATGCTTGCAGCTCTTCGTGGAATGGTAGACGGAACTGGCCAGCTAGTTCTTCCTAACCCAATTGCAGCAACTCCTGGAAGCCTATTCGGTTACCCACTAGTTGTTTCATACGGTGCTGCTACCTCTGCTGCTGCTACTGATGCACCTACTGGTAACCCACTACTTATTGTTGGTAACCGTAACATGATGATCAACGGTGTACGCTCAGGCGTTGAGTCTGTTGTTTCTCGTGACGCACAGTTCGACACCGACGGAGTCCTTCTAAAGACTCGTGTACGTCGTGCCTTCGCTGTTGCTGATGCAGAAGCATTCGCAATTGTTGAGAAGACTGCAGGTGCTTAATCATGGCATCTAAACTATATGGACAGTTCCTCGCACAGGCTCTAAACAAGGAGATCGACTTTGATACCGATACTATCAAGGTTGCTCTACTTACCAATGGTTACACTCCTGACCAGGACGCTCACAACTACTTTGACGATGTTTCTGCTTACGAAGTAACTGGAACTGGTTATACTGCTGGAGGTGCTACTCTTGCTAACAAGACAAACACTTACAATGGTTCAACTAACACCATCGTTCTAGATGCTGATGACGTAACTTGGTCAAGCTCAACCATTACTGCTCGCTATGCAGTAATCTACGATGCAACCCCTTCGACTGCAGCTACCAAGCCACTTGTTGGTTATGTAGACTTCGGTTCAGACCAGGCATCTTCAAACGGTAACTTCACCATTACCTGGGATGCAACTGGTATCGTAAGGATCACCGTAGCATAATGAACGCTGTAATTGGGGTAGGTTCAATGAACGTTAGCTTAACTGCTACGCTAGTTGAGCCTACCTCAGTTACTCGTGCAATCATTGTTGTAAACTCTATTGATGCAAGCCCAATGACATTCTCTAGATCAACAATTATCTCTCTCAATGGGCACAGCCTTTCGGCAATTAACCCAGACGCTCTATTGATTGGAGGGAAGGCTACGCTCATTGCAGCGTAGTCTTTTTTTATTATGTCTCAATTAAACGATAAGATTAATTCATATGCCCTAGAACGTGGCATTGCTTTTAACCAAGCTTTTACACAAACTCCAACAAGAACTGGTACCAACCCATTAGCATCTAGCTTTTCCAAAAACTCTGGAACTGCTACTGTCTATGAAAGTGGTAGTGGCTATGGACCAGTTGGTGGTAATGGATCTTGGAACATGCCAATTTCTACTACCTCTGTAAACAATGGATATTTTAGAGCAGCTGCTTCTTCAGCTACTGAAGTTTTAGGTGCTAGCGATGGCGATTACTCTGTAGGATTTTGGTTTAAGGTAAATGGGCTACCTACTGGAAGCGTCTTTAATGCACTTACACTTTTTACATATGGTGGCCTTTCAACATATGGATTTGGAGTATCTGTTGCTGGCTCTTCATATAGTGGTGGCTCGAGACTTATTGTTGGTCCATCTGCAAGCAATGCTACATCCTTAGTAGTTTCTCCTGGAACCTGGTACTACTTAGCAGTAATTAGAAATACTAATGCCACTAACAACTTTACTGTTTATGTAAACAATAATCTTGTTTTGACTGCAACACACACAAGCACAACCGCTGTATCGTCCTGGACAATGGGTAACACAGCTGCAAATACTGTATTAAACAATTCTTTTAACTTCTCTGATTACTACATGACTACATCATCTGTAATTGGTCCTACACAGATTGCTGAAATTTGGCAAGCTGGAAGTCAACTAGGTACTGATGTAACCATTACAGAAACACCAGCAACTGCATCTCTTCTTCAGGTAGACTCTACCCTTGTTGTATCTGGCGGTAACTATACAGAAATTACCACCTCTATTCCAGTATCTGCAGAAATGGTTGACCCATCTTCTGTTGTTGCTGCTAACAACTTTACCCACAGCGAAACAATTATTGATGTAGAAGCAACATTTGCAGACGTAATTGATATTGCAACTGGTGGAGATATCTCACACTCTGCAGGAGTCCTTGAGGCATCTGCCCTTATCAATGAGGCAGCTACTCCATATGCGGCACTGACAGCGTCTGCAGCATCTGGCAACCACTCAGTTTATGTAACTCCTAACTATTACTCAAAGGTGAAGGCTCTTAACCCATACGCCTACTTCTATGACGGCAAGACAAGCTCTACATCTGTAAATGGTGGATACCAGCCAGTTACATTCTCTGTTGGCTCAAATGTTTATACAGCTTACGATGGCGGACTTCCATTAAATATGGTTGGTGAAGGAGATTCCTGGTACTTAAGAGGAACCTATAACTTACCTCACTCGTTATCTATTACTGCACCAAGCACAGCCACATCATTTGACAATCACATTGGTTCTGGAAACTTCTCTATTGAATTTTGGATAAAGCCAGACACCGAAATGACTGATGTGGATGGCCAGACTCAAAGACTTTTTGTCTCTGAAGGATTTACACTAAACAGATATGCTGTTGGAAGCAATAACCCAAACTGGGTAGATGGACTTAGTGGTGATTTAAAGATTAATCCTTCTGGAAGCAGATTGACATTTGAAAAACTAGATCTAATTGACCAGGGCATGTGGCATCACATAGTTGTTAACTCGTCTCTTGAATCTAATGGAAATATTTCTTTTCAAATGTTTGTTGATGGAGTTTCAGTAATTACTAAAACTAGTTCATTTACACCTTGGACACCTGGAACAAATGCCACAATGGTTTTTGGTGGAACTAGTAATGATACTCACGCAAACCTAGTATCTCTAGATGAAATAGCATTCTATCCTTCTGCACTAAGCAATTCTAATGTTGTTGATCACTTCAACTTCATCAACACATTGAGTCCAAATAGAACAATTGCTGCACAAGCTATTACAGCATCTGCTGTTGCAGTAGATGGCTCATTTATAATATCTGCAAACGTTAACTACCCAGGAGAAGTATCAATTGCATCTGGACAATTTGCTAACCCAGCAATTTCCGCATCTAAAACTATAGATGTCTCTGCCACCATCCTAGAGGCATCTGCACTTAGCACTGATGTAGTTGTTAAGAGAGGCTGGACTGTTTATCCAGTTCCAGCAATTTCATACGCTGAGTCAAACAATGCATTTAGACTTAACAACACATACTACAACTATGTTCAGGCAAACGTTGCCCCTTATCGCTATGTAAGCTTTGATGGAAACAACTCATATGCTGACTACGGAACAGATAATGATTACGCAGTTACCCCTACCGCTGTTGGTGGAAGCATCGTTAATCCAGACTTTGGAATTAATGGTAAGTCTGCAAAAACTGCTGGAGTATCGTATTCGACAGATGGTGTAATCCTAAAGGAATCTGAGTACAACGATACTTGGGGTACTGGACTAAACAACTACCACTCATCTTTCTGGTTCCAGAGAGCAGATGATGATGCATCTACAACTGGTCTACGTGTTCTATGGAACCTTAATGGTCACTACGACAATCAGCATGTAATTCTATACCAGTACCAGAATAAGCTTCACCTTAACTTTAACAACGGTTCTGGAACTCACATTGACCAGGCTACTGTATCTGACATTGATCTATTTGATTATGAGCGACACTTCATCGTAGTTGCTTTTAACCACACTGGTGCAAACAGCTATGTAAATCTATATGTAGACTCTGTAGACGTTATGCAGGTAAACCTTGGATCTTACAATGGACAAACAGTTAACGGTACAACCTTTGTCAGTGCAAATGATGAAGCAAACAACCACCCAAGACTTGGTGTTGGATGTCTAATCACTCCATTTGCTAGCACTGCATTGCCAGTTCAGCCAGCAAACACAAAGCTATATGTTGATGAAGTTGTATGGGCTAAGTCATCTATTAGCCAGACCATGGTTACTAATCTATTTAATGTTATGCCAATTCTTGGTTCTGCAAATGTTATGCCTGGACCGATTACAGCATTGTCAGAATCTGTAAATCCTACGATCATAACCAACTCAAACCTTTCGGTTGCCGCCTTGACTGCAGAAGCAGAAATTGTACAGCCAGTAATCACTGCAGACCGTGAGGTAATCGCCGCTGGCCAGGCAATGACTGCAAATGCATACCAGGCAGAAGCATATAGAGTAAACCACATATCGGTTACATCTGATATATTTATGGCTGGATCATCATTCGGAGATGCTGGGGTAAAGATTACAATACCTGGTGGACCAATGATTGCTACGGCAAGTATCCCAAAGAATATTACTCCAAAATCACCAGTATCCATTTATATCAAGTATCTAATTGGAAAAACTTTAGTAACGCAGCAATCGCTCAGAGAGGTTAAATAATGAAAGAGTTTGAATTTAATGATGTTGTAGGAAGTGAAGACTTAAACGTCCCAGTTCAACTTGACAACTTTGAGTCTAGAATTCTAAACAAGACTAAGGACAAGATACCTCACGGACGTATCTATGACTTTTCTGATTCACTAGTAGAGCTTTATGGAGCTGGTGGATCTAATGAGTATGACCCTGGTCAGGGTTGGAAGAATGCCTTCTACACAGCCTGGTCAGATTCACCTGTAGAAAACTCTATGAACAACAACGCTGTTTTAATGGTAAATGGCGATACTGACTACAAGTTTACAATCACTGATACCCAGAAGGATGTTACTGGAGAGTACGATGTTCCTGTCTGGAACTCTAACGCTGCAATTGCAGTGGGACAAAGCGTTCCAGGACCTCTAAACGCAAATGCTGCAGATGACAATCGTCTAAAGACATTTAGATCTGGCTATGTAGAGCTATCATTTAAAACTGATAAGCCAAACTCTGTTATTTTTGCTGGCGATGCTCTCTACTCTGGAGTTGACGTTGGATCTGCTGGAGAAGTTCTTCAGTTCCCATCTGGAAGCAGCTTTGTTGGAAATGGATTACCAGTAGCCATAGACTCTGAGTCTACATACCTTATGGACCCTAACTCTGGAACTACAAGATTAGTTGTATCGTTAGTTAATGGAAAGCTAAATCTTTCTTACCAGAACAAGTATGGAAACAACAAGCGAGAATTCCAGATATCTGGAAACAAGAACGTTGCAGACAATGCTTGGCACCATGTTGTAATTAACTTTGGTAAGCCAGGTGTTATTCGTGAACACGGCAAAAAGTACAATGACCGTTTTATTGAGTTCTGGGTTGATGGACAGCTAGACAAGTTTACAACTGAGCACGTCAATGAAAACCAGATCATATTCCCAGTTCCAAACTGGCTTATGATGGACCCAGCGTTAATGATGAAGATTAATCAGCCTCAGCTGACCTCTGACATTGATGATCTATGGTGGTGGTCCCAGGTTTACAACAATGCTGGCCCAGCAACCCCATCTGTTCCAGCTGCTGATACTGAAAAGTTCTACAACAACTTTACAAATAATAACTTTGCTACAAGAAGTTTTCAGAATGCCCTAAGCTCTGCTTTTAGTGGATCAATTCACACATATGCAAATGCCCTAAACACTCCTTTATCTAAGTTTGATGTTAAGGAGAGATATAGCCTTTGGTCTGGAAACACTAAACCTGCACAGGAGCTATTTACTGCTTCTGCTTCAATTGTGTCACCTGTTGTGTCTACAAACAAGAAGAAGGCTTTAAAGATTTTCTGGAACAACTTGATGAACGAAAAGTCTAAGAATGGAATTGAGCTAGATAGCTCGTTCCAGGTTCACTCATACAGCATATCTCACAAGCTGGTAAACTCTCCTACCGAGGTTAACAACGTTGATCTAGCATCTAACAAGACAATTAATTATCTAGCAGATGTAAGAGTTGCTATAAAGGACAACGTAATGCTTTGGGGGCCAGGAAGAGAGCTAAACATTAGCGGTTTTTCTGCATGGCAGTATGACCCAAATACACTAAAGTCATTGACTGCTCTACAAACAGGTGCCACATTTGAAGATTCTTATGCAGAAAAGATTAGATCTTCTGCATACAAGAATCTATACTTTAGCGGTGTTGAGCTCAAGTCTGGTGACAGAATCTTGCTTACAAACCAGTTTGACAAGCGTTACAACGGCATCTATATCTTTGATTCTATGAGCACTCCGCTTGTTCGCTCTACAGATGCAGATTCTCCAAACAAGATAAAGAATGCGGTAGTTAGAATCACCGATGGCTACTACAAGGACACATCATGGATTATGTCTTCTGATGTGGCTTCGCTAAATGATGTTCAGAAGTGGACCGAACTTGAGTTCCACCCTACTGAAGAGACTATAAACTCTCAGCCATTCTATGGTGAGCGTTATGTATCTGATAGCTTTGGTGCTCGTTTCATAGATCTTGAGCAAGACCTTAATATAAGTGACTATGACCTAATAGTGTTCATGAACTACCCAGACACCAATGAAGAGGTTGCAAGCCACTTTATAGGATACGACGCTGTTGAGGTTAAGCAGAAGTATGAAGACTTCTTGAACTCACTGCAGAATGTTGTAGCTAACGGTGCTAACCTGTATGTTTCGTCTAAGAAGCTTGCTGAAGACCTTGGAATTGTAAAACAATTCGAAGAGGTTAGCCAGCTTTCTCAGGACTTTGATGCACATTCTGCAGCAATCAGCCCTTTTGAAGCGGTAGAGCCAGCTGAGCGTTACTTTGATACTCACCGTATTAACCAATATGGTATTCAGACTACAGTTCCTGGCCTAACCGACAGAGAAACATACGTACTAACTGACTTTGTTAGCTACATTCCAGACAATAACTATGACCACGAGCAGTACCACGCAAAGTATTCATACAGACAGTTTGGTCTACAAGAAGGCAATGAATTCTTCATTCCTGGATTGACTCTGAGAAAGATTACTGACAACTCTAAGCTTCCAGGCTACAAGCAGAACCAAAAAGATAGCTTTACAATTGCTGCAGTTAAGGCATCTGACATTAATGCTGGTACAGTCGTTGCTGGTCTAGCTAATAACTACTACAATGGAACTACTGTTACCACAAACCCATACGATGACTACGCAACAATTCTAGTTGTTCACAACGGTCAGCAGCTAAACGGGCAGCCTATCAATGGTAAGATATTTGTTAACTGCATTGAAGACGGATTCACCTTTAGCCGTGAAGAGTACAACAAGGCAGTTATTCAGGTAATTCCATCTGACGATGCAAATGAAACTGTAGCAACTCGTGCTTGGCAATACTCTACAACACGTCTTGACAGAAAGCCACAAAGAATTGACATAAGACAAATGACATCTTTGGGTCAGACTACACCTACGCAGGGTGGTGGTGGAGCCTTTATCCAGGCACCGTCAAACGCATCATCTGGTGTAATCAGATCAGAGGGTGACCGTGGAAACAAGAACTATGAATCAGATCTATACCCATCAGTATCTGAAGAAATATATTCAACCCAGGAGATACCTGTGCTAAGCATGACTTGGCTAGGCCTCCAGTGGTTGGCGGAATAGGAAAGGAGAAATAATGTTTACTACAATCAATGATGTAAAGACAATTACTGGCAAAATAGTTAATGCTGCCCTTGTTCAACGTGCACAATATGCAATTGAAACATTTATTGGAAGATTTGAAGCAGATATCACTGTAGACAGAGATGTTGAGATTCTAAAGCGTGCAGTTGCATACCAGGCAGCATACATGTTGAACAATGAGGATGTTGTTTTTGAGCAGATTGCTGTTCAGAATACTACTCAGAATGATTCGTCAACAACATTTAAGGCTGGGGACACTAACTCTCCGTTCATTGCCCCAATGTCTGTTATGGTCTGTAAGAACCTGTCTTTTGTAAAGTCACGCTCTATTAAGACTGGCAAGATATCGCAGGTAGCTGCTACTGCTGATTGGACTAATGTCTAATGAAGTCCTTAGCCTTTCAGAGAAACAAGTACTCTGGCGAACTATACAAGTTTGTTAGAGAAACTGTTGGTGATACCTCTACCCTTAGCTATTATTTCGCTGGTACTATAGCGTTAACTGCTGGTATTGACAAGACAAACAGAATGACAATTAGAACTGATCAGCCCATCCAGATAGGATCTCTAGTATCAAACATTAAGGATACTAGCGGTAATCTAATTCTTGATGACATAATCTGGCAGACAACAACAATAGAGCCAATTCTTAACTCATTTAATGCTGTTGAGAGCTATAGAATGAGAGCAGTCAAGTTCCAAGGAACCATCTAATGGGACTCTTGGGCTTAGCTTTTAATTTTATTTCTGATTCTGTTGCTAAACAGCTAATAAAAGAGGCTTTATTGGAAGCTTTTGACACAATGGAAATGATGCTATCCAATGAAGGGCAGACATCTATCTACGATTCATACATTAAAGCTCGTTTTACATTAAACTCACAGGCATCTCCAGAATATGGTTGGGAAGATGTAGATGCTGGAGAATATGTTGATTTTATGGGTGAGATAGTTGAAGCTGGTAATAAAATTATGCAAAATGCTTATGACTATGCTGCTGAAGTTAATGCAGAAATGTCAGACTCGTACGATGTATAAGGAGGTGAAGGATGATGAACAAAGTAAAGAAGATACTAAAAAGAACTCTTGCTATGGTTATCCTGAAGGTCTCAGGAGTAATGGCGGCAGGTTCTCTCGGTGGTATAGAGATATGGCAATCTGCTCTTATTGCTGCCTTCGTGGGAGTAATGGAAGTAACAGAGGATCTAAGCAGAGCTTATGTACAGGATGGCGATCTAAGTGATGAAGACATAGACGCAGCTTTCAATCCAGTTGAAGGTCCTTAAAAAATGTGCTATAATATATAGGTAGTCTCCGACGACTGCTCACCTCACAAAGATGATTCCGTGTTTCCTCATAGGCACGTTGAGTCTAGGGGACCGATATTTTCGCTGATATTGGTCCCCTTTTTGTATTTTATGTGCTATAATAGATATATCTTAGCGATAAGTCTTGACAGCGAACAGACTTAAAAGATAACAGTATCGCCTAATTAAGCGATGATATCCCAGGTTAGAGCTGGATTCTTTTCCCATATTCAGTCAATTAATGACTCTGAGCCTGTAGATCAGGATAATCTCTCTATATCGTACACTTACAGCATGTCTTGATTTGCTGTATTTAATGGACTTTCTTCCCTTTCTTTATTTCAGCGGTATAGTATCAGAAAGAACTATGGAATAGACCATAGACTCCAGTAATAAGGTTGTGACTAGAATGCCTTATTAGTAATCAAGAACGAAAACTCCCTAGCGATACAAAACTTAGATACCTGCTGTATCTAGTACGAGGAGTAGGGATAACTATATCTAAAATATAGACAAAGATATAAAATATATGATATAATATTATATATAAACTATAGAGGTATAGTTTAAGAAACTAATGAGGAATTATGATTATAAATGAAATGGACTTAAGCAAAGTTCTATGGTGTTCATCTTGTAGCAAGGTACAGATAGTATCTGAAGACAAGACATGTACAGAGTGTGGCAATCCAATGGAAGACATTGGCTTTGTTGAGGATAAGATTGGTACAAAGGGTATAGGTGGCTCTGTAGTATCTGGCAACTGTGCTTGTGGCAATCCTAGAGCAAGCAAAGGCCTAGACGAAAAGGGTAGACGTAGATACAGGACCCAATGCTACAAGTGTCTATACAGGGCTAAAGGCTATGCAAAGGATACCAAGTGCAAGATTTGCGGTATTACACCAGAAGACAAGAGAGACCTACACGTTGATCACATTGACGGAGATAGATCTAATAACCTAACTAAAAACTTACAGACACTATGTGTTGATTGTCACAAGTATAAAACAGCTAAGCAACAAGATTGGAAGAGGAAATAATGGAAAAGACATGTGCTAGATGCAAGGTAGTAAAAACTTCGGGGGATTTCTATAAGAAGTCATTAGCCAAAGATGGACTACAAACAGAATGTATATCATGCCAAAAGATCAAAGATGTAGAGTACAGACAGAACAGAAGACTGCATGGACCATCTGTGATCAAAGAGAGTAAAGTATGTCAGCTATGCTTCAACAAGAAGCCAATATCACAGTTCGGTAAACGTAGTGATAGTGCTGATGGACACCTTAGCTACTGCAAGCCATGCTGGACTGCTTATGTTAAGAGAGCACAGAGAAAAAGAGTGCTATAATATATAAGTCTCAACTGTTGCCAAACTAAAGAGACTCCTCTGGGATTGGAGAAGGTTTTCGTCATGGTAAGCCTTCTCCTTTCTTTGGACTTGTAAGAGATACAATGATGCACAAACTAGGTAAAATTTGGGGGAATTGGAGATAACACATGATACTATTCCCATATGCAAAAGACTTAGACTATGATGATCAAACATTAAGTTTTACAATGCAATTCTTTAACAGTGAAACAGAAGTTAACATAGAGGTTAAGATGCCAT